AGAAGCAACAGACCATATTTTAATTAGAGCAGAAAAAGAACAATTTGAAGGAACTAAGCCGGGCGATATTTTATCACTAAAATGGAACAAGTATACTACAACAACAGCAGGTGGTAGAGAGCCATTCAATGGTGATCCTATACTTACAGAATCCTTGATAAATGGACAACATACTATTGCAGACAAAGTACAATATATTGTACATATACAAAGTGCATTATCTATTCCAGATGCTGGTACAGAAATTACAACTGAAACTGCAAGAGCTACATTAACATATAGAAAAGTAAACGATGAAAATGAAATGACAGTTTATATTAAAGATGTAAACGGATCGTTCCAAGCATCAGGATCAATTTTTGCTAATGGAATTTTAGTTGGAGAATATGAACAAGTTTTACAAATAACTGATGATTATCATACAGGCTGGTGGAAGGTTAATGTAGGATCAGCATTTAATACTGAAGAACTAAGCGACACAACTGCAAATCTTGTTGTAAGAAATATTACTTTAGAGACACAAACAGTAAATGATCCGTTCTTTAGTAATATATTAGATACAAAGCAAATACAAGATGTTACTAAACCCACTAAAGTTTCTGAGATTGGTATATTTTCTCATACGCAAGGACAAAGTGATATAGAAGTTTTAGATAGTAAATGGTGGGTAAGAACGCCGTTAGCTCATGGTAATAGTATTTCTCCAGGAGATAAAACAAGAATATGGCTAAATGATATTCGTGTTAATGGGTTAGTACAAAATCCAAGTGCAATAGGACTTGATTCAACTTACATAAACACAACCGAACATACGGTTGCAGATGTATGGAATGGATATGTTGAAGTAAGATTAACTAATTTTGATTTACAAGGTAATCCATTCATACCAAATATTGGTGATACATTAACAGATACAGCAACAGGTTCTACAGCAGAAATTGCTTACATTGAAAGAGCCTTTGCTACTGCAAAAATTTACCTAAAAAATAGAAATGGTACATGGGCTGTAGGATCAGATTTTGGTGAAAACTCAAATGCAACATTTGTTGAAATTGATCCTAATCTTGGCCCTGCAACAAGAACTATTGGACCTATTAATTCTGCACACATGGAAAATAGCATAAGTGGTCCAATAATAGTAATAGATACAGGAACTAATATTCCTGTTGTAGTTGGAGGAGCAAATTATTTACGTGATCTAGAGTATTGGATTTATTCGTCAAGTCTAATTCAAGGTATTACTGATAGTGCAAATCCTCCTTCTAGTATAAACTTAGATTGGACACGGGTATATAATATACCTTTGATTGCAGAAGGTTATGCATCAAACGTAGAAGAAGAAGGAACATATGCAATTTACGAAATAAAAGGGGTAACTTATAGCCTTATAAATTATTTCACAGTTCCTAACAGTGCTACTAATAGAAGGTTAGGAACAAAATTAAGATTTGTACAACCAAGTGCTGATAGTTATAAACTTTATATACATGCTGAAGGCGACGGCACAGAAGCAAATCAAGGTAGAATTTATTTTGTAAACAAAAATTCTACAGATGACTGGGCTTTATCTGTACAGAAAAACTACAGAGGAAACTTTAGAGTTTCAGCTACATATTTTGAAAATGAATTTGTTAGATTTGGTGAAACAGTTTATAAAGCAAATACAAATTTAGTTCCAGGTCCGTTTAATGTTGCACAGTGGACAGCACAGACAGGTGGATTAGATTTATTAGGATATGTTCCTAATGATACAAATTTTAGTATAGTTGAAAGCACATTAGAACAAAACAACTTAGAAGCATTTGGTTCAGACTTTGATGTCAGCGATAATGGTGAAGTCCTAATTTCTAATTCTATGTATACAAGTGTATATGAAATTGAATCAGGCAACGAGGTACTAGGATTAGACAGTAGTATTGCAAATAGAAAAGTTGTAGTATACAGACTTAATAGTGCAAGTTATGAATATTCTCAAATATTAGAACCTTTTATAGAGACAGAAGATTATGGATATTCAATAGCAGTTTCTGCAGATGGTAAGAAGATTGCTGTAGGTGCTCCAGATAACAGCGAAGTAATTTCAAACGGTGGTGCTGTATACATTTATATACAAGATGGCAACTCATTTAAATTCAACCAAACTATAAGACCTGTTACTGTACAACCTAATACACAGTTTGGATATAAATTAGACTTTGACGGCAATACACTTGCTGTAACTTCTAGAGGTGGAGATATTGTAACAGCAACTACATTTGACACAAATACTACAACACTTGACAATAATTCTACAGTATTTAGAATTACAGATCAAGGTAGTGGTGTTATTAGTATATACGAAACTGTAAACAATACTTTATTATACAGTCAAGATTTTGCCTATGATTTAGATACACAAAACTTTGGAAACAGAATGTTGGTTAATAGTAATCACGTTTATGTAGGTCTTCCTAAACAGCAGGTTCCAAACAGTAGTGTTTTAGATAAAGGATTAGTAGCTGAATTTAGAAAGCCTGCAGGAACAGCTTCTTGGTCAATAACAAGAAGACCAGTTATTCCAGCAGATGTTTCTAAATTTAAAGGTGTGTATCTATACAGGAAAAAGACAAATAGTTTAATCAGTTATGTTGATTACATAGATCCTATACAAGGAAAAATTGCAGGACCTGCAGAACAAGAGCTAAGTTTCAAAACAAGTTATGATCCTGCAAGGTACTCAAACACTACTACAGCTTCAGGCATTACTGCTTATCCATTAGATTACCATAGTGATGATTGGATTGGTAGACTATGGTGGGATATAGATAGTGCAAAATTTATTAATCATCATCAAGGTGACATTACAGAATCTTCTGCTAATTTTAATAAACTGTTCCCAGGAACTGAAGTAAAAGTTTATGAATGGGTAGAATCAGAATTATTACCAAGCGAATATGACGAAGAATCTGCGGCGCAGACAGCATTAGAAAAAGGAATAAGCGGAACAACATTGTATGGAGACGATGCATACAGTGTAAGAAGAAAATACGATCCGGCATCTCAGACTTTTACAACTTATTATTATTTCTGGGTATTAGCAAAAGCAACACTTCCTCCTGTAGATAAAAGAAGTCTAAGTTGTTATGATGTAATTAGATTAATTGAAGAACCAGCAAACATAGGTTATAGATTTGTTGCAATGTTAGCCGACAATAAATTTGCTATACATAACTGTGAATCCCTAATAGAAGATAAAGATAGTACAATTAGTTTTAACTGGTGGACAATAGAAAACCAAGAACAACCTACGCACATTCAGTACCAATTAATTAGTGACGGATTAGAAACAAGCGTTCCAAACAGAGAAATAGAACAAAAATGGTTTGATAGTTTAGTCGGATTTGATACTAATGATAGACCAGTTCCAGATATTGACTTGCCAATAAAAGAAAAGTACGGAGCATTAAATGAACCAAGACAAAGTTGGTTTGTAAATAGAACAGAAGCACGTAAACAATTTATAGAAAGAGCAAATAAAAATGTAGCTAAACATTTAATTGTTGATGAATTTGATTTAACTCCATTAAATGGATTTGATCCTCAACCTACATTGGCAACTGGACTTTATGATACTACTGCTGACTCTTACGGTGAAATAGGATTTGTTAGTGTAGCTAGAGTACAACCAGCACAATTAACATTAGAAGTTGAAAACGGTGTTATTATAAATGTTTTAATTACAAATCCAGGCCAAGGATATATTAATACTCCAACCTATACAATAAGTGATAATAAAGGTTCTGGTTGTGAATTAGATATTACCTTAAATGAAAACGGCGCAATATCTAATGTTACTATTATAAATGGTGGTAGAGATTATACAACAGATGTTAAGATTAATGTACGTAAATTCACAGTGCTTGTTAAAAGTGATGAAACTATTGGCGGCAAATGGAGTGTATATGAATGGGACGGTAAAGAATATCTTAGAACGCTTACACAAAGTTATGATATAAATCTTTACTGGAAATATATTGATTGGTACGCTTCAGGATACAATCAGTTTACATTTATTAATCATACGATTGAGTCTAGTTTCCAAATTTATTCTTTAGACGATCAAATAGGTGACATTGTTAAAATTAATAGTGTAGGTACAGGCGGTTGGTTATTACTAAGAAAAATTGCAAACCTTGACAGTCAAGATTACACTTTGAGCTATGAAACTATTGGTAGGGAAAACGGAACAATAGAATTCAAAAATAGTTTATATGATGTAAATGCAAGTAATACAGCATTTGACGGTGCAAGTTTTGATAAGATATTCTACGATACAGAACCTAACACTGAATTTAGATTAATACTTGGAATATTGAAAAATAACATTTTTATTGATGACCTTGCAATTTATTGGAACGAATTATTTTTTGCAAGTCTACGTTATGTATTTGCAGAACAACCTAATGTTGATTGGGTATTTAAAACAAGTTTTGTAAAAGCAAAACATAACATTGGCGAGCTAAAACAAAAAGTAACATTCCAAAATGATAGTTTGCCAAGTTATCAAAATTATGTTGAGGAAATGAAACCTTATAAAACTAAGATTAGAGAATATCTAAGTTCATATGAGAAGATTGATCCAGCAAGTAATGTAATGACTGATTTTGATCTTGCTCCGTTCTATGATGAACAAAGCGGTAAAATACTTCCTCAAGATATAAAAGTAATCAACGGAGAAATCAGTGTAGGACTATCTGATGTAAAACGTTATCCAGGAAAGCATTGGTTAGATAATGTAGGATTTGAGATTGTAGCATTTAGTATTGCAGACGCAGGTTCAGGATATCAAGTACCACCAAGGATTGTTATTGAAGGCGGTGGCGGTTCGGGTGCTACAGCTGATGCATTTATAGGTAATGGTAAAGTAACAAATGTTATAGTTACAAATCCAGGAAGCGGATATATTACAAGACCTACAATTAAAATTATAGGATCAATAGACGATGGCGGAAGTGTTGCAAGATTAAGTCCTATATTAGGAAGAGGCAAAGCAAGATCAGCTCATATTAGATGTAAGTTTGATAGAGTTACAGGAAATTACTTATTCCAAACATTAAGTGAAACAGAAACATTTACAGCAGAAGTAGATCAACAAATATTTAATTTGAAATGGCCTATGCAACTTAAAACAACACAAATAAGTGTTACTGTTGATGGGTTGGAATCTTTACGTAGTGAATACATTTTTGATAACATTGAAGACACTTCAAAAGGTTATACTAGGAATTTTGGACGTATATTTTTTACTAATCCGTTAGACAAAGGTAAGTCCGTAATTATCACATACAATAAAGCACCAGAATTATTACAAGCACAAGATAGAATAAATCTTTATTATAATCCTACTACAGGAATGTATGGAAATGATTTAGGACAATTACTTGATGGTATTGATTATGGCGGTGTTGAAGTAAGTAGTTTTGACTTTGGAACAGGAACTGGTTGGGATTCAGACTCATGGTTTACAACAACATATGATACATTTGATACAACCTTTGAAGATGAAATCTTCCAAATAGGAGACGATAGTACAAGAGTTTTAAATTTTGCAAGTCCACTAGAAGCTAATGCAGTATATAATGTTTATAAAAACGGTGTAAGACTTGATGATCCTAATTTTGGTACAAGTGATCCTGTAACAAACACTGCGGCAGTTATGCAAAGTATTACAGGTGCAGGACAAACAGGCGTTGCATTATATGACGATGCAGGTGCTTTAGCTAATGATATAATTATATTTGACGAAGAAGTAATAAGCACAAAACCTAATGATGTGCTTGTATTTAGAAAGTCAACATCAGATGGTGCATTTTTACCTGATCCAAGATCATATGATACAATTCTAAGAGGTGGTGATTTTGCATTTAGCACAGCAAGAGGAATAAATCCAGAAGAAATAATTGTTGACGGTGATGACTTTGTAAGTCCAACAACATCAAAAGGACCTGAAGAACAAGTTCCAGGACAAGTATTAGATTCAGTCAACATTAGAGTTTTCCACAGACCACAAGATGGCGGAAGCATGTTATCCAGCAACTCATATCGTGCAGACGGTATTAATGATAGATATGGCTTTGGTATACAACCACAAAATAAAGACGGCTTGTTTGTAAGATTAAATGATGTGATACTAGCACAAAATTTATACAAAGTAGATTATAGAAATAAACAAGTTAAATTTAATACTATTCCTGCTGTAAATGCAGATGTTAATATTATTTCAGTAAGCGGAAATGGTAAAAACTCTATTGAACAAAGTGAATTTGTAGGTGACGGAAGTACAAATGCTTTTGTAACTAAAATACATTATAGCACTGACTTAGATTACTATGCAACAGTAAACGGAGAAGCAGTAGATTCTGTTTTAACTTCAACTGAGGATAGTGCAGGACAAGATCCAAAAGCAATGATTATATTTGGTAGTCCACCTCCTGATAACAGTGTAATTAATTATGCAATTTATACTTCAGTAGATAATTTTAGTAAAATTGAAACTACAGAGTTTACAGGTGACGGAAGTACAAAGGTATTTCCTTTAGCAAAAACGCCTTATAGTGCTTTACCTAACAGTCATAATGTTATTGTTAAATTAGATAATAAAATACTTAATCCTGGATACAATCAACAATTTGATTGTAAAGCATCACAAAGAGAATATTTCTTAGAATTATGGCAATCACCTGTAGGTAGTTTTGATGATTCAGATATACTTGTGTTGCTAAATGGTAAAGAACTTACTATTGCAGTTGAATACAATATTCGTCCTTCAAACAGCAGTATTATTTTAGAGCCAGGCATTGGAGTTGAAGGTGATATTTTAGAAATTTATTTACGAACTGATGGTGATTATGCATTTGGAGATTTACAAATCATCAACAGTCAAAATACATGGGTAGACAGTGGTAAGAATTTACAACTTAAGACAGCTCCTACTGAAGGACAAAAATTAACAGTTTATACATTTAACAAGCACGATAGTATGGATTTTGAAAGACAAAACTTTGATGTTGTTGCAAGAAGTGTTCTAAGTATAGGTACTGAAGACCACATACAGTTTAATCATATAAAAGCAGGTTTAGTAAAACTTAGATACCCTGCTATTGATGCTCAATATGTATGGCTAACAGTAAATGGAATATTACAAACACCAAGTGTTGACTACAAACTTACAGATGATAAGAATTTTGTAAAATACAAAGGTTCTTTTGCTGATGACGATGTAGTTGAAGTAATACAATTTAGTTCACAAGGAGAAATTCAACCTAAGTTTGGATTTAGTCAATTCAAAGATATTTTAAATAGAAACATATATAAGCGTCTTGGTGATGTTGCTCCATTAAAACTTGCAAAAGATTTAAAAACATTTGATAAAGAGATATTTTTAGATGATGCATCTAAATTAGGACAGCCCGATAAGAATAGCAGTATTCCGGGTATAGTGTTTATTAATGGTGAGCGTATTGAATTCTTAATTAAACAAGGCAATGTATTACGTCAAATACAAAGAGGAACATTAGGAACAGGAGTACCTAGCGTACATGAGTCAGGCAGTGATGTTTATAACCAAGGACCAATACAAACTGCACCTTATGCAGATCAAACTATTGTAGAAGAACAAATAGGTGACGGATCTACAGCAGTATTTCCACTTTCCTTTACACCTACAAGTGTAAACGAGTTTGAAGTGTTTGTTGCAGGTAAAAGATTGCGTAAAAACGCAGTACAAATGTTTAATCCTACATTAGATCAGGATTCTCCTGAAGCAGATGAGACTGCTCCAGCTGAATTTTCAGTAGATGGTACAACAGCGAGCGTAACTCTGTTAAATACACCAGCACTGGATGTTAAAATTAAGATAGTCAGAAGACAAGGAAAACGCTGGGCAGACCCAGGAATTACACTTAATGATGCGGAAAGTTTGGTAGCACGTTTCTTTAAGGCAGAAAAGGTGGAGCTACCCAAATAAATACAGTATAGGACAAAGGTATGATTGACAACATAAAAGAAGAAAACGGAGTGTTACTCCAAGGACATATTAAGATTACTGACGCCAAAACCGGCGAAGTAATAGTCGATAAACGTAACGCTATTCACTATGAGAATATGAGTATTTCTCTAGCAGAAAGTTTAGCAAATGCAGGACAAGGAACTATTTACCAGATGGCATTTGGTAATGGCGGAACTAGTATTGATCCTACTGGAATTATTACATACCTTACACCTAACAGTACAGGAACTAACGCTAGTCTTTATAACCAAACATTTATTAAAGTTGTTGATGATAGAAGTGTTAATAACACAGACCCTGCAAGAAATAAGATTGAATCAAGACACGTAAGTGGTACTAATTATACAGACATTGTTGTTAGTTGTTTACTTGATTACGGTGAACCTTCAGGGCAAGATGCTGTAGATAATGCAACCGACGCTGACAGTTTATATGTATTTGATGAACTAGGACTTGTAAGTTATAATCCATCAGGACAAGGCAGACTGTTAACACATGTAATCTTCCACCCAGTACAAAAGAGTTTAAATAGATTAATTCAAATTGATTATACTGTGCGTGTACAAAGTCTATCAGGGATGAATGAGTAATGGCATATACAATTAACTACTCAGATACTAACAAGGGAACTATCTCAATTGAAGATAGTACAATTAATCAGCAAACAAGTTTAGATATTCCTGGACGTAACACAACTAGTTATGGGTCAGTTATAGCAGAGAGCTTTCTTAAATTACTAGAAAATTTTGCAAATACAGCGGCACCACGTAACCCTGTGCAAGGACAATTATGGTATGATAGTTCAACAGGTATTGATACATTAAAATTATATGATGGTACTGGTTGGGTAAATGCAAGTGGACTTAAAAAAGGAAACAATGCACCAGACGTTGCAAATGCACTACAAGGAGACCTTTGGTCAGATACAGACAACAATCAGTTGTATATTTTTACAGGTTCAGGTTGGACACTAGTTGGACCTGAGTATAGTGACGGACTTTTGACAGGTGCAAAGCCTGTTGTAGTAACAGGTAAAGACGAAGTACTTTATACTATTTTACAACTTGAAGTTGGTGGCTCACCAATTGCAATTTATTCAACAAGAACATTTCAACCTAAGAGTACAATTCCTGGATTTACAATTATTCAACCTGGATTAAATTTATCAAACGCTAATGTTGGCGGAGACGGCATTGGAAAATATTATGGTACAAGTGAAAAAGCAGAAAACTTAGTTGTAGCAGGAGCAAGTGTTGCGGCAAGTAATTTTTTAAGATCTGATGTAGCAAGTACTTCTTCACAAAAATTAACAGTAAGTAACAACCAAGGTATACAAGTAGGACAAGATGCTATTGTTACACTTGATGTACAAGGTACATCAGGAGTTGTTACTAACTTAACATCAGGTGCACCTATCGACTTTAAAGTTAATAACTTAGGTGTACAAAAGAATGTTATAAGAATTGATTCAACAGAAAAAGTTGGTATTAATACATTATCACCTGCAGAAGCATTAGATGTTGCAGGGTCAATACAAACAAGTGCAAACTTAATTGTACAAGGTACAACTGATAGTGCAAGTATTGGAACTGGAGCAGTAAAAATTTCCGGTGGTGTTGGTATTGCAAAAAAATTATTTGTAGGAACAGATTTAAGTGTTGCTGGCTCAAGTACAGTTGGTGCCGTTGCACCTATATCTACACAAACGTATTCATTAGGAACAAGCGAAAAACGTTGGTCAGCAGTTCATGCTGTTGAGTTTAGAGGAAACTTAGTTGGTAACATTACTGGTACAGTAACTGGTGGTGCTACAAACGCAAACAAATTGACTAGTGCATCAACATTCCAACTTACAGGAGATGTAAGTTCTAATCAAATTACATTTGACGGACAAGTTGGCGGAACAACAAAAACATTTTCAACAGAAATTAGCAACACATTTATTGCTAACAAAACACTTGCTACAACACCTAACAAAGATGATGAAATAATTATTAACAGAATTTCAGGTGATGACACAGGTGTATTTAAAATTTCACAAGCGGCACTTGTAAGTAGTGTACCGGTAATTCCAGTTGGTACTATTGTACCATTTGGCGGAGTAAACACACCTGCTGGTTGGTTGTTGTGTGATGGTACAGAAGTTAGAATTGCTGATTACTTAGGTTTATATAATGCTATTCAATATCAATTTAAAGACCAAAGCCAAGTTTCGTCAGGATTTTTTGGTCTGCCAGACTTTAGAGGTAGATTCCCACTAGGTGCAGATAATATGGGCGGTGCTAGTGCTAACAGAGTTTCAGATGTAAACGCTGATACAGTTGGTCTTGCATCAGGTGTTGAAAGTAGATCTATTGATGTTAAAAACTTACCTGAACACGAACATGATTTAAGATCACCAAAAGGTGCTCAGTTCTATGTTATATTAGATGACAGTGGTACACAGCAAGACGCTGATACTATTCCATATGATGCTCCAACAGGATCAGGTGCAGGACAAGCGAGAACTTCAAGTGGTGGATTGTTGAATAGAAGAAATATTCAGTACAATACTAACACAGGATTAGAAGAATTTGAAACATTTGATATTACTGAACTAGGAACACCATATAATGTTATGAACCCGTTCTTAACTGTCAAATATATCATCTATACAGGAGTTGGGGGCTAATATGGCATATCAGATTAATAAGACTAGTGGTGCATTACTTGTAAACCTAGCAGACGGGCAAATTGATGTTTCAAGTACAGACATTACACTAATTGGTAGAAACTATACAGGATTTGGTGAAAGCATAAATGAAAACTTTGTTAAAATGTTGGAAAATTTTGCTAATCCAAGTGCTCCACCTAATCCACTAGCAGGACAAATTTGGTGGGATACAGCCACTTCAAGATTAAATGTTTATACAGGTACAAATTGGACAACAGGTGGAGGACCTATTGTACAACCTACACAACCTTCAATGGTTGCAGGTGACCTATGGATTAACAATGATGCTAACCAAATGTACTTTTATGATGGTACAGATTTAGAATTAGCAGGACCTATTTACAATGCTTTCCAAGGACGTTCAGGTCCTGAAGTTGTAACTGTACTTGACCAAACAGGTACAAGTAGAACTATTGTTAAGTATTGGGTAGGTGGAACATTTGTTGGACTTTGGAGTAAGATTGCATTTACTCCACAAAACGTTGACACTATTCCAAACTTTGTTGGTGACGTTTCAAAAGGATTTAATGTTGTTGACGCTGATTTTATTTTTGCAGGTACAGCTTCTAGAACAGCGGCACTTGTAGATAGTAATAATGTATCAAGAACAGCGGCACAGTTTTTAGCAAGTGACTCAGACGATGCAACATCAGGTGCGTTAACAGTAAGAAATAACAATGGACTTACTATTGGACTTACAGACAACAATGTTGTCAAAATTGCCGCAGATGGTGTTATTAATGAGAACCAAGTTTCAGGACAAAACTATACATTTAGAATGACAACTAGCACTGGTAAAACAGATGCAATGACTATTGATTCTGCAAATAGTAGAATAGGAATTTTTAACACAAGTCCAACGCAAACATTAGACGTTGGCGGCAACATGAGAGTTGGCGGAAACTTAATTGTTGACGGAGAAACAACAAGTTTAGATGTACAGACATTATTAGTAAGAGATAAAAGTATCGAACTTGCAAAAGGTGACGATAGTACACTACTTGACGATACAGCAGTTGATCAAGCAGGTATTACAGTAGCGTCTACAAACGGTACTAAAGAATTTTTATGGCGTAACAATACAAACTCATGGACATCTAATGTAAGTGTCAACTTAACAGGAGCAAGTTCACTTAAATTTGACGGAGTTGACATTATTACAGGCTCATCAGCACCAGGACTAACATCATTAGGTGCGTTATCAGATGCTAATATAGGTAGCTTTGCTTTTACAGGTGGTAATGCTTTATCTACAACCACTGTAGATGGTGCTGGTAACGGTATGAATATAACAGCGGCTGGCAACATTAACTTAGTTACACCAAGACAAATCAGAAATGTTGCAGATCCAACAGCAGATCAAGACGTAGCAACAAAGGCATATGTTGATAGTAGTATAAATTTAGAAGTTTTATCAATAGCACTAGACGTAACAGGGCTTGGAACAGCAGGAACTACGCAACAGCATACAAATATTGCTACAATTTTGAATGATATTGCTCCTGCAAGTACAAAACAGAACGGAACTGAAGCTAGAATACACTGTACAACAACTACAGGTGCTACAGCAACACTTACTGGATCTGCTTTGAATACAGCATTCAACGAAAGTTTAATACTTGTACAGCAAAAAGACAACAGCGGAAACGATGATGGCTCTGTAAGTGTTATACAAAGTGCTACGTTTAATGATGCTACTGGTAATATTACATCTACGGTATCTAGAACACTTAAATTATTTAGAATTAATGACGGAGCATGGGGTTATGTGCAAGACTTGACTCCAGGCGCTTTGATATAAATACATATAACACAATTAGGGGTTAATAAATGGCATACGTAATAAATTTAACAAATGGAGCACAGTTAACTACTGTTGAGGACGGCACCATTGACCAAAGTACTTCGCTTAAATTAGTAGGTAAGAACTATGCTGGTTACGGTGAAATCCAAAACGAAAACTTTGTCCATTTACTAGAAAACTTTTCTAGTGCAAATCAGCCAGCAGGTCCACTATCTGGGCAAGTTTGGTTTGACAGTTCATTAAAGAAATTAAAGTTCTATGACGGAACAAAATTTAGAACAACAGGTGGTGCAGAAGTAGGTACTACGCAACCAGTTGGTTTAACAACAGGTGATTTTTGGTGGGATAGCGGCAACAATCAGCTATATGCACAAAACGCTGACGGTGGATTTGTCCTAATTGGTCCACAGTCCATAGGCGAAACTGTAAGTGCTATGGTTACTGCACAAGTACGTGACAACAATCAAGTTAATAGAACAATTATTAAAGGTACAGTCGACGATGGCGTTGTGTTTATTGTAAGCAACGCAGAATTTACTATCGATACAACAGATCCAGCCAATGCCATTACTGGTTTTGATGTAGTTCGTCAAGGACTTACTTTAAGAAATACAACAAGTTCAACAAACGGTATAACAAGTTCAGCACATAGGTTCCATGGTACTGCTACAAACGCAGAAAAACTTGGCGGAGTAGCGGCGGCAGATTATGCACTAGCAGGAGCGGCGGACTTTAGCAGTATTGTTAGATTTGCTGACGCTGGATTCACAGTAGGTGCGGCAAATGACTTAGCAGTGTTTATTGACACATCAGGATCAGGTGATGAAGGTGTTATTGATAACACAGTTGGACAAAAAATTAGATTTAAAGTTAAATCAACTGGCGGAGTAACAACAGAACCATTCCATATTCAAGCGGCAGGTTTGATTCCAACAGCTACTACAACATATGACATTGGAGATGCAAACTATAAATGGAGAAATATGTATGCAACTTCATTTAATGGATTAGCCACACAAGCTATTGCACTACAAGTTGGTAGTAATTATAGAACAGGTGATGTAAATCCAACAAACAATACAGTTGCAGTACGTGACTCAAGCGGTAACATTGCCGCAAACGTGTTTAACGGTATATCAACAAGTGCAAGATATGCTGACTTAGCAGAAAAATATACAACAGCAGAAGAATATCCAGTGGGAACAGCAGTTGCAGTAGACTTTGGTGACGAAAATGATCACGAAGTTGTAAGTGCAAAATCAAGTTCAATGCCAATTGGTGTTGTTTCAGCAGAACCTGCTTACTTAATGAACAGTGAAGCAGAAGGACAAGCAATTGGTCTCAAAGGTCGTGTGCCAGTACGTTGCAAAGGAGTTGTTAAGAAGGGCGAAGCAGTTTATGCTTGGGAAGATGGAGTATGCTCAACAGTACAAACTACAGCATTAGTAGGAATAGCTTTAGAATCTAGTACAGATGAGTCAGAAAAACTTATCGAGTGTGTACTTAAAGTATAAGTATTAAAAAGGAAGTAATATGGCAGTAGGCGACACAATTACCGCGGCGCGGTACAACATTATTCAAGCAAGAATTGCGGCAGTCATCGGTCTAGGATCAGGTGATGAAGGTTATGGGCAAGCAAGAGCAAGTCAAACAGTTCCAGTAGGAGCAACGATTACAGCTCAAGACATGACTAATTTGTTTACTGATATGACAAAGATTAGACTGCACCAAACTGGATCAGTACCAAGCGAAATTGCAGAGCCAAGCGTAGGTGATACAGTTGAAGATAGTAATACAACTACAAAAGAAGGGTATGTACAATACGAAAGTTTAAGTACAACCTGTCAAGCATCAAGATTAAGTGCGGCCGCTAGCCAATTAGGTTTACAATCAGGAACATCTAGTAGTAGAGGTTCAAGTTGGTCAGATGATATTAACCATTCGTTCACAGTAACATTTGGTGGATATTCAGTTACTAACGGCGATGGTACAACAACAACTATAAGTGGTGCAGATCATATGCGTGTATTTTTTAATGCAGGCGGAACTATTAATTTAAGTGGGTCAATTGGTTCAGGAAATAGCACTATTAATAATGACTGGCGTAACTTAATGACAAGTGTTGGAACAGTTGTGTTTGGTAGAGCAACTACAAGTAATGGATCAGTTGGTACAAACTTTGGTTATGCAAATTTGCCAGGAAGTTTTACAACAATTTTTAACAAAACAGCATCTGCATATTCAGCAAACGATTATTTGATTGAAGCAAGAAAAAGCGGAGCAGTTCTTACATTTAGAGTAACATTCAACGAAGATAAAGGTCCAAATCCAAATTTTGACGAAGCAGTTACAGCAACTACAAGCAGTACAGCTCAATTAAATAGGCCAAATAACTCTAGTAGCGTTAATATTCCAGCGCCAACTTTCAATACTACAGACAACCTATAAGATTAAATAGTTATACAATTAACTAGGAGTATAACTATGGAAGATGCTTTAGAAAAAGCATTAGAGTTTGCTAATTTTTCAGCAACACTTAATACACAGAAAACAATACTGAAAAACAAGTACAAAGATAATTGTGCATTGTATTTCAAAGGTGGCAAGTTTACAGTATCTATGACGTTGTTTTCTTTTGTTTCTAATTTACTTTCCCATAATGTAAAAGCAACAGTAATTGTTGACGACAACGATACTCCTATACAAATAGATGATGTGCAAGAATTTTTTGATCTTGTTAAGAACAAATATGCAACAGCAAATAACATTTATCTAAATGAATATAAGAAACTTACATCACAAAGAAGCATAGAAGGTTTAGTTGATGAATAATGGAGTACTATGCTTTGCAAATAACAATAATAAAATAAATTACATTCTGCAGGCACAAGAACTGGCTATAAGAGTACGCAAGTATTTAGACTTGCCTACAACAATAGTTACATCTACACCCGAAGAAGTAGATAGCACATATTTTGATAAAGTAATTACTACAGAACATCCTAGTGGAAATTACAAAAGATATTACGATGGTGCAAGTACACATACTAACATTGCTTTTAATAATGCTGGCAGAATAAACAGTTTTGATATCTCTCCTTATGATCAAACATTAGTTTTAGATACAGATGTTATTTTGTGTAACCACGATTTAAAAAATGCTTTCAATAATTTACACGAATTTCAAATCTATAAAAATTGTACAGACTTAACAACATGGCGTACACATGATGAATTCAAATACATAAATGACAAAGGTATTTCATTCTATTGGGCAACAGCTTTTTGTTTTAAGAGAACTAAACAAACAGAAATATTTTTTAATCTATTAAAAACACTTAGAAAAAATTGGAATCATTATTCACAAGTTTTTGATTTAGGATCAAGAAACTTTAGAAATGATCATATCTTTAGTATTGCTATACACATGATGGACGGTTTTGTAGAAAGTAATTGGGCAAAAAATTTACCTGGCACTTTGTATTATACACTAGACAGAGATATATTACAAAAAATAAGTGATAGTAAACTTGTATTTCTTTTACAAAAAGAAAACGTACACAACGAATATATATTGTCATCTACTAAAGATATGAATGTACATGTCATGAATAAATTTAGTTTAGAGAGGTTATTAAATGTCTAAAGGATATTTGTTAGTTGCAATGGGTAACGAGTATGTAGATCAAGCATGCCTTTGTGCATTAAGCATTAAGAAAACACAATCTATATCAAATGTATCTATTATGACTAATGATGTAGTTCCTGCAAAGTATAAAAAACTATTTGATAAAATAATTGAAGTCCCACAACGTAAGTCAGATAAAAGTTTTTATAGTACAGAGCATAGATGGAAAGTATTCCATATAACGCCTTATGAAGAAACTATAATTCTAGATACAGACACAATATTTTTAAGTAATATTGATTATGTCTGGGATAGTTTACAAGGACGCAGTGTAGCATTTTTAACGGATGCAAAAACTTATAGAGGCAATACTATTGTTGATGATTTTTACAGGCAAGTATTTGTAAAAAATAACTTACCTAATATATACAATGCATTCCATTATTTTAGACAAGATCATATTGCTTTAGATTACTACAAACATTTAGAACTTGTTTGTAAGCATACGGAAGATTTTTACAATATACATTTGAAAAAACTAAAACCCAAAGTATCAAGCATGGATGTCAATCATGCTATTGCTGTCTTGAATAGCAATCTACAAAAATACGAAATAAACAGTTTAAACTTTGTTCATATGAAACCGCGTGTTCAAGAATGGAAAGTGACAAATGGATCATGGATGCAAGATATTCCTTTTTATATAGATGATAATTGCAATTTAAAAATAGGAAATTATTTACAGTCTGGAGTTTTTCATTACGTAGAACATAAATTCTGTGAAGAGGTAATAGGAAAATATGCATAGTATCAAAGTTGAAACAAAACAATATGTATCTTTCAATCCTGACACAGGAGAAATATTTGCTATTGGTCCTAGTCAAGAAGAAGGATATCAACATATTGAAGTTACCGAAGAACAGATAGATCCTATAAAAACTTTCAAAGACAAAATGGAAGATTATAAAGTTGTTTTTAGTTCTGTAACTAAACAACATGAACTAAGGAAACTTGAAAATAACGAAGATGAGAATCGGTTTCTATTAAATCAACTACAAGAAAAGCGTAAAGATCCATACTTTGATATTATCTTTTCTGTTGACAAAAAGAAGGATTTATGTTATATTAGTACAATCGAAGGTTTATCTAATGTAAAGTTTGACGCAAATATTATGTTTAGCGTTACAAAAAAAGATGATCCGCACTTTCTTATTGAATCTGTAGATTACAAAGTAGGTGATAAGTTGGAACTAGAAATAAAATTAGATAAGCCATATAGCATATTCACAGACAGCAATTCGTTACGTTGTGTATATGAGGAGATATAATGAAGATTGCAGAACTTGATATTATATTTTTGAGTTATGATGAACCAAATGCTGATAAAAATTATGCAGACCTATTAACAAAAGTTCCTTGGGCAAAACGTGTACACGGTATAGAAGGTTCAGATGCCGCACATAAAGCCTGTGCAGAATTATCTGAAACAGACAGATTTATTACAGTTGATGGCGATAATACTATACGTCAAGACTTTATCAATCAAGTATTAGACTTTGATGAACATACTGATTTAGCAAATAGTGTTATAAGTTGGTGTGGCAAAAATACAATAAATGGATTGATGTACGGCAATGGCGGACTAAAATGTTGGCCTAAAGAATATGTTTTAAATATGAAGACACATGAAAATGCAGATCCAAACAATCCACATGCACAAGTAGATTTTTGTTGGGATATTAATTACATTCAACAAAACAGTTGTTATTCAGATGTTCACAATAACGAAACACCACACCAAGCATGGAGAGCTGGTTTTAGAGAAGGAGTAAAACTTGCTCTTGATAGAGGTGTAAGAATTAGTAAAGAGCAATTTAAAGTAGGCCATGCTAAAAATTTAAATATGTTATATATTTGGATGATGATAGGTGCTGATATGCCTAATGGTTATTGGGCTATTGCAGGAGCTCGAGAAGGCTTGTCAATGACAATGCTTACTGACTGGGACTATATAAATGTAAGAGATTTTCAATATTTAAATAATTTATTTGCAGGACGTGACGAAATGCCAGACGATGTGTTACACAGCGAAATATTTAATCATGGTTCTGATTTGATAAATGAGTTAGAGATTCCTATTGCTATACAACCGTTAAATGAAGAACAAAGTGCATTTTTTAAAACAGTAAATGAAAACTACGGTAGGGTAATTAATAATAAGGTAATCGACAGAGAAAATTAATGCGAGTAGAGCCAACAGAAGTTAAACAGAAACTAGACGCTGTCGGTTGCGGCTTTTGCCTTGCCAAATGGACGCAAGTTACAATACATTTAGGTTCAGGACTTACACAAAGTTGCCATCACGTAAAAGCTCACCCTATCGATTTAAATGATCTTGCAACTAATCCAAGTGTATTACATAATACAGGCTTTAAGAAAAACATAAGAAAGCAAATGTTGAATAATGAACGTCCTGCGGAATGTAATTATTGTTGGAGAATAGAAGACAATACCGGAATGACAAGTGATAGGATATGGAAAAGTAGAGATAATTTTAGTTGGCCGCACTATGACACTATTAAAAATCTAACAGGAGATGAAAATTTTTATCCTACATATGTTGAAGTAAGTTTTAGTAATGTATGTAATTTCAAATGCGGATATTGTGGTCCTGCATTTAGTAGTAAATGGGGTGATGAGATTAGAGAACATGGTGCTTATACATTTGATACAACCAATTGGAAATACAATCAGCCTGACGAATATCAAAAACAGATTCCCGAAAGAGAAGAAAATCCGTATATAGAAGCATTTTGGAAATGGTTTCCGGACGCAGTGCAACATATGCATACTTTTAGAATTACAGGCGGTGAACCGCTTATGTCAAAACATACAAACAAAGTTATTGATCATCTTATGAATAATCCACAGCCTAACTTAGAATTTTCGATAAATTCCAATGCTTGTCCTCCGGGTAATCTTTGGAAGCAATTCGTAGATAAAATTAAAGTTTTAGAAGATAAGAAATGCATCAAGCGTTTTATATTATTTGTTAGTGCTGAAGGGGTTGGCGAACAACAAGAATACAATAGGTTTGGTATGGATTGGGATATGTTTACTCGTAATGTTGAATATTATTTAAGTAGCACTCAAGGAGTATGTAGTTTTATGAGTGCATTTAATATTTTAAGTATTCCTACATTTTATAATTTTTTACAGTATGTCGCAGATTTAAAAAACAAATATTACACAAAAGATTTTCAAAGAGTTTTAGTAGACATACCTTATGTAAAAAGTCCAGGATTTTTAGATGCCAAGATTAGCACTTACGATCTAGTTCAAGAATATCTATATCCTTGTGTATCTTTAATGAGAAAGAACAAATTTTCAAATATAGAAATACAAAAAATGCAAAGAATTATTGCTGATTTAAATGTAAGGCATGATAAACCTGAAGAATTTGAAACAGAAGCTATAGAAGGCCGACGCATGTTTTACGAATGGATACAACAATATGATAAAAGGCGTGGCACAAATTTTATAGAAACATTTCCAGAAATGAATAGATTTTTAGAGGACTGCAAAGCATGTATGATATAGTTTTTATTAGTTACTACGAGCCTAATGCAGATGACCTATATAAAGATCTGTACACTAGATATAATAGCACAGGTGTATTTGGTGATAGAGTAAAGCGTATAAAAAATGTAAAAGGAATTCACAACGCACACATTGAAGCGGCTAAGATTGCAAACACAGATTATTTTTATGTTGTTGACGGAGACGCAGAAGTATTAGATAGTTTTAACTTTGATTATATTGTTCCTAATTTAGTTGAAGATGTAGTGCATGTATGGACAAGTATAAATCCGATAAATGATTTAGCATACGGTTATGGCGGTGTAAAACTTTTACCAACACAACTTACAAGGAACTTAAATACAAATAGTAGTGATATGACAACAAGTATTAGTAATAATTTTAAGGTTATGAATGAAGTATCTAATATTACGTTTTTTAATACAGATGAATTTAGCACATGGAAAAGTGCATTTAGAGAATGTGCAAAGTTGAGCAGTAAAATAATTGATAGACAAGATGAAGGAGAAACAGATGAAAGACTCAAAATATGGACTACTAAGGCTAATGGAAGATTTTGTGAGTATGCGATTCGAGGTGCTAGGGCTGGTATGGAGTTTGGCCTTTCTAGCGGGGCTGACCTTCGGCTAATAAATGACTTTGATTGGTTAAAGGAAAAATTCAATGCTTAATATTGTTGTAACAAGTAAACCTGTAGATGGACTTTTTTATTATAGCTATGAGTATTGCTCTCTTTTGAATAGTTTAGGAATAAAAGCAAGAGTAATTGTAATTACACATAGAAACTTTACACA